ACCGAAGAAGAATAAGTGTTGATACTTGGGGTAAAACACAAACTATTATGCCGAATGAAGTATTCAAGTTCATCAGCGACAAACTCACAGATAAACAGATTGCGGAAATAAATGAGTTCATTATGAAGAGAGATAATGATACGAGAGAGGGTGTTTTAAAGTTATTGTGCGAAGCGATGTAGTTAGATGTAGTTAGATGTAGTTAGATTGTAGTTGTATTATAAGTATTTTTTTTACAACATTCCAAAGGCACAAATACAAGCAATTATAAGTCAGTTTTGAAAAAAATTGATTTCATTTTCAGTCTATCTGTGATACGCATAAAATCCCATTTGTGTTAAAGGAAATCTCAAATCAATTAGTATTTTTCAAAAAATTAGTTTTATTTCCAGTCTATCTGTGATACGCACAAAACAAGCACAAGAGAATTAATAATGACTGATACTTTTTGGACTGATACATCGGTGAATGGTGAGCGTAAGCATACTATTTGGCGACCCGCTGGACGATGGAATTCTATTACGTTCGCTCCCGATATAAGTGAAGAAGACAGATTTATAATGACGATTGCTTTCAACAATCTTTACTACAACTCGGCGTGGTTTAATGGAATGTGTGAAACGCCAAAAATAGGAGTTTTTGTGAGGAATGGGTTTCATTTTAGCGGTGGCGAAGCATTACCTCACATCACATTCCAGTTTAGAGGATACGGAACGGAAATAGTTGATACTCAATACTATCACGCTTACTTTGATAAAACAACAAAATTAATAGTAAAAATGACGCACATACAGCATATTAATCTATCTTAATATATAAATGGCGGAATTGTTAAGAGGAAATAAAAATAGAGGTGTAGAAGAGCGTGGAGCGAAAAATGATTGGAATACAACTAAATATATTTGGACTAAACTATTACCATATATACCAAAGGATAAGCAAGTATGGTGTCCTTTTTATAACAAAAATGCTCCTATGTGTGAGAAATATTTAACAGATTTAGGTATTAATGTTATTCATAAAGACGAAGATTTTTGGGAAAATAATCACGGGGATTGTGTAATAGATAATCCACCTTATAAAATTAGCGGTATTATAAAACTAAAAGAAAAAATTATGATTAGACTTATGGAATTAAACAAACCATTTATGCTGTTGTTCCCAGCATCAACTATACAAACCACTTTTTTTTTACGACTATACGAGAAAGGTGGTTTCCAGTTAATCGTCCCGAGTGAAAAATATGACTTTGAACGCTATGAAGGAGAGAAGACAAGGTCTATGTTTTACACAATATGGGTATGTTGGAATATGAACCTCCCGAAGGACTTTATTGTGATTTAGAATAAAATCTCACTATTATCTATAATGACCGACATTACGTATGGAACACTTCGTAAGTTTTTGAAAGGAGGTTATGAAGCAAAAACTCCCGAAGAAATAGATGGTTATATACTGGATAAAGATATATCACACTCCACAGCAAAGGTGTATCATAACGCCGAAAAGAATGAAACAATTATCAATCACAGAGGCAGTCAAGGAATGGTTGATTGGTTATATAATGCGGCATATATGTATGGTGGTGAAGACTATTATAAACTCACGCCGAGATATTACGAGGCGAAGAAGGCACAAGAAGCAACGGAGAAAAAGTATGGAAGTGAAAATACTATTACAATAGGGCATAGTAGCGGAGGATTGTTGAGCGAATTATTGGGAAAAAATAGCAAACAGATTATAACTCTTAATAAAGCAGCAAGACCAGTATTTTTCCCTAAAATTAAACATAAAAATCAACTTGATATAAGGTCTAAATGTGATATAATTTCTGCGGGTGGATATTACGATAAGCAAATAGAATGTAGTAGTGCGGATATTTTAGCAGAACACAAGACAGATATATTAGACAGAATTGGAGATAAGATGGTAGGTGAAGGCAGTATATTCTCACGTCCAAATAATAGAAGAGAGTTTGACGAAAGTCAAGTAAGAGGAATTATAAATGGGTGGATACGACGTGTGATTGAAGGAGAAGCAGTTTCCACTATTATACGTGAGGAAAGAAATAGGGAACTTGCTCGTTTTATTCAAACAGAGAGAGGAGAAGAAGTATTAAGAAATATTTTTCAGCAAGGTTTGGGGGGGAGAGAATGGAGAGAAATTGCGACAGCATTAAGTAATGCTTTAATAGACGTATTTCCCGATGAAGCACCTACCGATGATGATAGTGTTGATGCTGATAGTGTTATGGAAGGTGAAGGCAGTATATTCTCACGTCCAAACCCAGCAAGAGTAGAACCCGTTGATGATAGAAGAGAGTTTGACGAAAGTCAAGCAAGAAGCATTATAAATAGATGGATTGCCGAAATTTGGAATAATCTTCTTGAGACGGGTGTTGTTAGGAGTGAAGCAGATGATAGATTATTTAGAGATTTTGCTTATTTTATCCAAACAGAAAGAGGAGGAGAAGTATTAAGAAATGTATTCAATCCCGAACTTCCTCAAGAAGATGGAATAGAATGGATAAGAGAAGCACGCTCAGCACTTAATGTTCTATCAAGAACCTATCCCGATGACGATAGTGTTATGGAAGGTGAAGGCAGTATATTCTCACGTCCAAACCCAGCAAGAGTTTATGTTGATGATAGAGAGTTTAACGAAAGACAAGCAAGAAGAATTATAAATAGATGGATAAGAGAAGCACGCTCGGGATATACGAGAAGTGAAGCATTAGATAGATTATTTAGAGATTTTGCTTATTTTATCCAAACAGACAGAGGAGGAGAAGTATTAAGAAATGTATTCCATCCCCGTGAAGGGCGAGAGAGTATAATCCCAAGTGAAGAATGGCGGACAGAAGCGACGACAGCACTTAATGCTCTATTAGAAACCTATCCCGATGAAGCACCTACCGATGATGATAGTGTTGATGACGATAGTGTTATGGAAGGAACTGGTAAAAATAATATCTCACGAGATAGTATAGAGATGAACTTTTCTCATTTGACCCCAAATGCTTTGGCGAATATGAAGCATCACATTAGACCCGACGGAAGACGAATAGACGACAGCAGATTTACTATTCCCGATAGTAGATTTTTTCAAGAAAGACCAAGAAAGAGATTTATGCGTGGAAGAGGACTTGTTGCCGAGAGCGGTATGAGTGGATTGGGAATGGGTAAAAACCCAGCAGAACCGATGATAAAGAACCCACAAACACAACACGCCGTTCAAATCCCCGAAAAGGGAATTAATGGAAAAGGTTTAGTAGCAGAAGGAAGAGGTTTAGTAGCAGAAGGAAGTGGAGAAGGAATGTGCGGAAGTGGAATGTGCGGAACTGGAAAACACAAAAAGGGTTCTGCTGAAATGAAAGAAAAGATGGCGAAACTTCGTGCGATGAGAAAGAAGAAGTAATTTAGCAATAAACATTAGATAATTGATTTTTTTTTCTATATGTATTCTATATAGATATGGAAACTATCAAAGTGAAGAAACCGAGCGTTCCCGTAATGAGAAAACTTCGTAAAGGAGAACCAGCAACTTTAACAAAGGGCGACGATTTTGAAGTGCTTGTAAGTGCTAATATGGCGAAGAAAATAAAAAAGGCACACGATAAAGGAAAGGGTATTCGTGTGAAATTGGAAACAGATGCTATTAGTGAAATGGAAGGAAAAGGTGTGTGGGGTTGGTTAAAAAGGACAACATCTCGTGCTGTGAGAGGTATTGAAAGCGTAGCAGAACCCGTAGCGAAAATCGGCGGAGAAGCAACAAAATTAATTACTGGTTCATCTCAAATTGGAAAGGCAGCAGAGGCAACTGGTAGATTTCTGTTAGGAAAAGACGAATTGGCGGGTGCGGCGGGTGCGTTAGGTGGGATAGGTGGTAGTGAATTGGGTGCGGCGGCAGCAGTAGCGGCGGGACAACCCGAATTAGCACCAATCGGCGGAATTATTGGAGGGGTGATAGGTAGTGCTGTTTCAAAAGCGGGGACGAAGGAACTTGAAAAGATGGGAAGACCAAAAAGAATAAGTAAATTAACACCCGAACAAGCACAAGCAAAATTGGATAAAGCACAAAAAGCGGAAGAAGCGAAGAAGGAAAAGGAACGCAAGAAGCAAGAAAAGGAACGCAAGAAGAAAGAAAAAGAAGATGAGAAACAACGCAAGAAACAAGAAGCAGAAATGAGAAAACAAGCGATGAAACCTTATAAGGGACGTGATACAAGCGGTAGATTGAAAACTTTTAAAACCCTAACTGGTGCTACACCCGACCCAGTTCCAGTTGAAACGATGTTTCAAGGAACGGGAAGTAAAAAGGGTTCTGTTGAAATGAAAGAAAAGATGGCGAAATTGAGAGCGATGAGAAAGAAGAAGACGAGCGGTGAAGGTCTTGTTGCCGAAGGAAGTGGTGAAGGAATTACTATGGAAATGGAGGGAACTGGAAAAGCATATACAAAAGAAGAATGGACGGAGAAGTTGTGTGAAGGTGAGAACTCTTTGATAGAACAGAAGAAAAAGAAGATTGATGAAAGAGAGGCGAAGAAAGCAGCGAAGAAAGCACCCGCCAAAAAAGCACCAGCACCAGCGAAGGAAGCAACAGCGAAATCAACAGACACAGCGGAGGAGGCAGCGGCAAGGGATTTTGTAAATAATTTTAAACCAAAAAGATATACAGATAAATATAAAAGAGAGTTTAATAAAAACGTAAGAATATTACAACGACCATTACAAAAAGAACAAGACGAAATATACGAGAAACTTGAAAAGGATATACTTAAAGGTAGTAGGTTTGCTGACGACGCAAGGGGAAGATTTGACGATATTGTAAGGAGAGCAACGCCTTACAACGAGGCACAAACAATTTGGGTTATAAACAAAGAAAGAGTTGATGCCCCCCTTTTAAAAAGATATAGAGAATTACAAGACGAGATAGATAGTTTCGGTATGTATAATATGAGCGGCGAAGGAAAGCAAACTGAAAAGGACGAGGAAGATGAAAAACTTGATATGAAGATTAGTGAGATGGCGAAGAAGGTTAGTAAGATAGAAAAGGAACACGAAAAGATGACTGGTAAAGGAAAACACGATGCTCCAACTATTATGCCCGTCACTAATATGCCCGTAGCAACAAGCGAACCGAAACCTATTTTAGGACAAGACCCCGCCACTTGGTCGCCAATTGTATCTGCTCCTCGTCCCGATTTTGAGAAAGGACATAATGTTCCTATTCGTGCTGGACGTTTTGATGGTGTAAGCGGAAGCAAATTATTAGGAAGAAGACATCAAGCATTTTCTTCGCAACCACATTCATCTAATTATGGTTGGAAACACACACTCGGTATGCCCCGATAAACAAAAAATTGAGTTATATTTTTATAAAATTGAATTAAATAAAAAATTGATTTGGATTAATCAAAATAAATTACTTCATACTAAACTATCTTTAATATGAATGACGAAACTCTTTACTTACACAAACTCACGAACCAAAGAAGACGCTTTGAGAAATGGGATATTGCCGAAGAGTATAAGAAGGAATATTTGGAACTGATTGATAAGCATATAGCGATTGAGAAGGAGAAATCCCAAAAGAAAAAAGACGAATACCAAATGGAGATAGTTGAGTGTGCGAAATGTCGCAAAAGGTTTTATAGAAAGGATATTTATATTCATCATAGGTCTTGTTATAAACATAGCACCAAGAAACCTCCCAAACCAATTGTGAGTGAGAACCAAGAATTATTAAACCGATATTGTAATTCAAAAGATTAAAGATAAATTAAAAATGGGTAAATTATCTAATAAATTAAGCATAAAATATAGATAAACATTAAAAAAATGGATTATTATACAAAATATTAATTATATAATGATATAGACCTTGATTAAAAATTTTTAATATATCTTTATCTACATATTATTATATTAATTATTTAGATTAATCTTAAATATTTAGATTATTATACTATTTTTTAATGATTATATCATTATACACTTAATTTTCTGTATAAATGCTAAAAATAATTTAGTTATTTCTAAATTATCTTTAAAAGAAGTAAAATAAAACCTATAATATAATCTCCATCATCATATTTTTTTCATTTGTTTATAGACTACTATGGTTTCATATCTTACTATATCTTAAAGATATATTACACGAATGTAAAATATCTTTAATCAAATGTTCTTAAATGCGAGAACCAGTTAGAATATCAATTGAAACAGATGTTTCGTATTCCACAAAGACGAATAGGTCAATTGCTTTGGCGGAAGTGTTAGTTCCAAGAATATTAACGGATTTCGGCACATCTTTCTCAACTGGAAGACCATAATCACAAGCAACATAGTAATAGTTGTAGCATTTCTCAAAATCGCCCTTTCCAACAAGACCGCTTGTAAGTCCGTCCATCATACCCGAAGATACTGCTCCGTGTCCGTATAGTTGGTTTTGGAACTGTTCGTATGCGTATCGCTGTGTGTTGTAGATTTGGTTCTGTCCGCTCAACTGAACGTTGAAGTTGGTAAGAAGACAGAGAGGAGATGTTGAACCAGCACCAGCACCTTCAAATGGGGACTGAATAGGTTGAACTCCACCATTAGCAGCGGAGGTGTAAAAAGGAAGAACAAGAACAGACTTCACACCCGCAATACCATTAGAGATGAGTTGATTGACTACACCTTGACTGGCGATGTTGAGAACTTGGTATTGGTAGATGTCGCAATAGTCAATCTTCTTGACTGCTGCTTCAAGGTAAGCACTCTCGTATGTTGGGGCGAAGGTGTATGCTGGAACATTAAGGATAATGTTTCTACCAAGAGGACTATCAGCAACCCCAACAGTTCCACGCTGGGCGGAGTTGAGAACAGAACCTCCAACAGCAACACTCACAGTAAGGGTTTTGTTAGGAGGAAGAGAAGCGGCAACCCCATCATCACACACCATAATTGGTGATACACCTCCAAGAGGAGAATTGACGGAAACAGCAGTAATGATAGAAGCAGCACCAGTAGTCAAATCAACCGAAGACTGGTTGAGGTTAAGGGTCATCTTGAAGAAAAGACCCTTTGCGAGAGGAATGCGGTCAAAGAAAGAATGAAGATGCTTCAACTTGATAATAGCAGTAATAGCAACTTGGAATACACCTTGAACGGCAGCAGTAGCATTTACCTTTGTGAAGACGTATGACTTCCAAAGCAAGTTAAGGTTGTCGGCAGAGATAAGAGTGCCGAAAGTAGCACCGCCACTTGAAACACCATCTCTATCAAAGTTCCAAGATTGCTGTCTGCGGAGAAGACCCTCGTTGAAAGTTCCAGCGGGGTTGAAAGCACCGCCTACCACATCAAAAGCACCTACGGGAGAGTTATTGACGGTTGAATTAGCAGTTCCCGCTCTATCATCAGCAGCAAGAACACCACAACTATCAGCAGTATCGGGGTAAAAACCGATTGCTGAACCTTGTGTCTTCAAATCGTCTAAACTCAAAGAGGTCATCAACTTAAAGGTGTTCCACATACCAGCATAAGGAGTTTGCTGAATTATCGTAGTTCCGTTGAGGTCTAAGGTCATAGAATGAACGATAGAACCATACCAATTTTTAAGACCGAAAACATAATCAGCAGAAGTTCCAGCAGTAGCGGGAAGAAAAAGATTAGCACCAGCATCAAGAGGAGAGGTGGCGGTCAAAAGAAGAGGAACAGTTAAATATGCCTCTCTGTAATTCATATACTTATTGGAGTTGGATAGTTGGGAAGTATCAATAACGGACTGATTTCCGTTATACGAACCATTTTGATTATCAAGAATGTTAATCCAATCCTTCTTGACGAAAATTTGGGGCGATGCCTCGGTCGCTTTACTCATATCATAGACTACTTCGTCCATCTATATATACTACAATAAGAAAATAATTTCATCTAAATAAGATGTAATTATTTTCCGCTAAATACTTATCCCAAATGAATTCTTGGAGGTTTCTTCTCTAATGGTTTTACTTTGAGATTTGATAATTTTCTCCCTAAATTTGTTTCAACTATATTTCCCTTAACATCGGGTTCGGTATGTCGTCCTCTACCAGTCATTTCTAAATACTGGTCTAAACCATCATAGGAAGATGCTGACCCTCCCGCACCTTTGTCTAACAGAACACTTCCACCAGTTCCTTTCATTATCGTTCGTCCGCTTAAATGAATGTTTTTTCCATATCCTCGCATAGGTATTATAACTTATAATGAGATAATTATTTACTTGCTATATGTGCTAAATAATTTACTCATTTCTATCTTATCTTTAATACTATCTCGTAGAATTCTATTTTTAGACTAAACATTCACTCTGTTTTTTATTTTCTTTCTTATCTCCTTCCATCTAATTATCTTCATTTGGATTGTGTTTATAATAGAAATCATTTGTGTTAATTCCGTCGCTTTCACTTTACTATCCTCATTTACCAATTTCAATTGTGCTAAAAGAGTTGAGTTCTCTTGCGTCATCTTGTCGTAGATACTATCCAGTTCATTCTCGCTTATTATGTTATTGCGGTTCATTTAATATTAATAGAGAAATTAATATTAGATTATTAAAGATAAATTAAAAATGCCTAAATTATTTTAAGCGTATATGGATTGCTCTTTGTTCTTGATGAGGAAAGTTATTACGATGTTAGGGTCAAGAACACGAATAGGTGATTTGTCTGTTCCTAAAATCTGTATTTGGAGTTGATTATATGTTCCGCTATGTAATGGTTGAAATGAGAATTCGGGGTTCTCTGTAATAAGACTGCCGAAGGTTGTATTCGGGACGATACGATGAACTAATCCGCTCGGTGTTCCGTATTTATTATCAATATTGGAAACAGATACATACAGCACATTATTAGGTTGGATATTGGGTGCGACAGAAGATAGAAAAGATAGATTTACTGTCGTTGGTGCTGTGGTTGTAAATCCAGCAGTAAATCCAAGCAACTCGTTAAACTTTGAAGGTATAGTCATAGTGATTTGATTTGCGGGTGGGAAAACGACGGATGCTGGATTAGTCCAACCAGCGGGTAAAGAGTTGGGAAACAAAAACACGTCTATTTGAGTAGCATATCGGGTTGTATTAGCAGCAATATTAATGTAATAACGATTGCTTCCAGTATTATCAACGAGGTAATGTCCGTTTGCGATAAAAGCAAATTGTAATCTCTCGTTGATTGTATTGATTTCATATAAACCATCTTCTAAAACAATTGTGTTTGTCGTTCCATCTACCCAAACATAACTAAATGTGTTATTACCCAATACAGCACTCACATTATACCAAGCGTAATACATATCTACACTTGCGAGTGCGATTTCGTGATTTGGGAATTGAACTGATGACGGAAAACGATATACGAATGTGTTATTATCATTTCCAATAAGGTTTGTCTTATCTATGACTATCTTATGGGGCATTATATATACTCTATGAAGATATTATTTTTTTAGTATTTGCTAAATAATCTTTAAAACCCCAATTGTGCGAGTTCAAATAGAATATCGTTTGCTTCGCCTCTCGGTATTCTTCTGCTATTCATTAGTTTCACAAGAAGCAGTTTAAACCGCTTGATAGTTTGAGGATTGTCGTTGCCTCCCAAAATAGACCCTCTTAACACATCAAATTCATTTGCTAATTTCTCGTCTTCGCTCTTGCTCGGTGCGTCAATTGAAATCTTGTCGTATTTAGTTGTTTTGACTGCTTCATATAGAGTTTCTTTATCAGTATTGCTTAATTTACTAATGAGTGAAAAGTCGGGAGTTTTATTTTCCAATAATGACTGGAATACTGCTTTGAGTGTAGGACTAATACGACGTGATTTGAAGTTTGCGTTTGCTCCGCCTTCACCTTTGATTTGGAGTATATCGTCGTTTAGTTTCTGTCTATTGAGATAGTATTTTCCAAATGATACGTAAGGTTTTGGTTTCTCGCCAACAAATTCCACCTTCTTTTTGAACTTCTCTTTTCTTGATTTAACAGCACCTCGTCCAGTCATATCTCTAAAATCTATTGTAGCATCATCGCCTTCAAGAGATATTCTTGGTAATACTTCTACATCTGCTCTCACAATATCGTCATCATCACGGAAAGTATTGGTGCGACTATTATACCTTTTCCCAATAATGTCTTCTCCTAATGCCTCTCTTTCCATTATGTATAAATCCGCTAATTGTTCCCAGTTTGTGTGTTCTTTTAGGTCTTTAAAAAATAGTCTTCTATACTGATTTACACCCACGTCTTCACCTACTTCATAATTTCCATAATTGGGTAATGAAGTCATTTTCAATCCATTACGAAGTCCAGTATCCACTAAAAATTTATCTAATCTCTGCCTCTGTTTTCCTACTGTTTCTTTAAGATTGACTTCGTTGTAATACTCATTAAGACGCTCTAATGTTTCGGCATCTACCGCAACTGCGGGTAATGGAGATGCTTCTTCAAATGTTGCTTCTTCCGCAGCAGCAGCAAAAATATCATCTATTTCTTCTGCTCTTCCCTCTCCAATATCAATTAAATCGTTTATTTGCCTCATTACGCCGAATGCTCTATCCAAATTGCCTCTTTGTATAGCGTCATTTAATTCGTTCTGTTTCACTATCAATTGTTCTCGTGCTGGTAAATCTTTATACATCTCGCTCAATAGACTACGGATACGCTCTTGGTCTGCTGGTGATAAATTATCTATTTCTCTCAATTGAACGTCAGTAATAATACGAGGGCGTAATCTTTCAATACTACCGATTATGCTTCGTATTCTATCTCTTCCAACTGGTAAAATAGATGCTCTATTATCCTCAGCAAATTTATCAATAGACGCTTCAAGAGTATCTAAATCTACTTGTCTAATCAATCTGTTTAAAAGTTGATTGTTGCTAATAACTGGTGCTTGACCTATGTATCCACCTTGTATTCCCATCTCAATACCAGCATTACGATTGTATTTAGCAACATACCCTTCAATAAAATCATTAAACATTCTTGGTGTCACTCCTTTGCTTAAATAATCTCGTAGAATGAACTGCTTATTACGATAAATGAACTGGATTATTCCATCGTTCGCACTATCTACAAAGATATTAGCGTTGCTTGGTGTTAAATATCCACTCGCAACAATAAAGTCCTTTACATCTCGGCGTGTTGAAATCATATCAGCGAACTTCTCTTCGGTTGTTCTCGTATCGCTTATTTGGGTCGGGACTTCACCCGTATATTTGAGTATCTTATTGGCGTTGAGGTTCTTTTGGTCGTTTTCAATTTGGAGTTGAAGACTTGATAAATACTGCTCTCTCACGGCGGAGCGTTGTGCTGGGGTTTGGACGTATAGCGGGTTCATACTCTATAATATATACAAAGAAAATATATATTATAAAATTGCTATTATATCCTTATTTCGTCCCACCCGTTCTCAATCCTTTCTTTCTCTAAATGTTCCTTTTGCTCGTCGGTCAAAAGCAATTCGGGGTTAGGGTTTGTATTTCTAACAATAACCTTTTCAGCATCAAAATCTTCGTTTAACACTTTCCCATTTACTAATTGATTAAAATCAAATACGATTTGTTCTATACTTTCACAACTCTTTATGTATTTGTTTAATTCACTATTGAAATACCTTTGCTTTAATTCTCCCATCTTGTGATAATTAGACATTAGGTCATAACCGCACGTGTGATTTATAATAATCATCAATCTTGATGCTTGTTCGGTGAATTGTTCTTCTGTAAGATAAACCATTATATAATTAACATAGATATTTTTTTTGCTAAATAATCACAATTAAGATAATTTAGGCAGAATTAATTTCTCTTTAATATGTATAGAATGTCTTTAAAAGAGGAATTGAAATCAAAACGAAATTCTTTGAGTGATAGTTCGCTCACAACCTATTCATCTATTTTGAGAAATCTCTACAAGAAAGTATTTGACGATAAACCTATTAAATTGTCTAATTTTGATAAAACAAAAGAAATAATTGAATACATCAAAGATGTTCCACCGAATAAAAGGAAATCTATTTTATCCGCTTTGGTTGTCCTCACAGACAACGAAGATTATAGGAAACTAATGCTTACAGATATTAACAAATACAATTCATTTATCAAGACCCAACAGAAGACCGACACGCAAGAACAGAATTGGATTGAGAAGGATAAGATTAAGGAGGTTTTTGATAGACTGGAAAAAGATGCTAAACAGATTTATAAGAAACAAGCACTAAATATGAACGACCTTCAATCTATCCAAGAGTATATTATTGTCGCTCTGTTAGGCGGTCTTTTTATTCCGCCACGCCGTCTTTTAGATTTCACCGAGTTCCGTGTTAAGAATATATCCAAAGACGAACACAACTACTACAATCGTGGGTCGCTTTATTTTAATCATTATAAGACCAAGAAACACTATGGGGAGCAGTCAGTTAAAGTTCCAAAAGAACTACAAGCAATTTTAGTAAAATGGATTAAGACCAATCCTAATGATTACCTCCTATTTGACGTAAATGGAAACAAGTTGAACTCCGTTAAACTCAATCAGCGTCTCAACAAAATCTTTAATGCTAAAATTTCTGTGAATAACCTCCGTCATTCATATTTAACAGATAAGTTTGGAGATACAATTGAGAAGAATAAAGAAATCGCTAATACTATGGAACAGATGGGTTCAAGTTCGCAGCAACTAACTACGTATGTGAAGAACGATGATTAAACTAAAAGATAAATTACTCATTTCTAATTTATCTTTAATACTCACCAAAGAATTCGGTCGGCATAATAGGACGGAGTTCCTTTTTTATGTCTATACTTCTCGTGTCGTATTTTATACAAACGCCTACGATTGTCGGCAAACTCTTTTGATTTCTCCTTCAAATAAATATCATAGTCTTTGTATCGCTTATCTCCTATGCTAAACATATATAAACCATCTTCATCATAAACCTCAATTTTCTTTTTACTATCTTTGTCTGCTGGAAATATAATTACGTTCTCTCGGGTTGCGTTGTCTTCTTGACGTTTAGTTATTTGATACTCGCTCATTCTATATAATTAAGCAACATTTTATTTGGGACTTTCTGTTTTTTTATGCTCTTGTCCTTTTAATTTGCTTAAATCAATAGTATCCAATTTAAGTCCTCCTTCTAAATCTGTGCTTGATGGTGTATGTTGAAGATTTGGATTTTCATCTATTTCTACTTCTGCGTGTGTATCTCTCTCTATAACCATTCCGCAGCATTCTATACGAGAACACTTGGATTTATACATTTGACGAGATAATGCTAAAATAAACGCTATACCCATACTGATAATAGTCAAATAGAATACTTGGGAACTCTCCTCCATTTATATTAGTATGAGATTTTTTTATGGATTTTTTAGTGCTTCTACTTCCAGTTTAAGTGCTTCTATTTGTTCTTGTTGTTGTTGAACTGCTTTTACAAGATGCGGAACTAATCCAGCATAATTAATAGTTCCTATACTATTCTCATCGCCACCTACGCAGACTTGGGGGAAAATTGGTCTTACTTCATCTAAAATCAAACCAGTATTCAGTTCGCCGTATGTTTCAGTATTATCGCAACAATTACCTTCACTATCGTATTCAATCGTATTCCCGCTCAAATCTCTAATAATACAATTATCACCAGTTAAATCACAATTAGCAACATCTATTTTTAAAATTTCATATTGCTTCGGTTTTAATTTCATTATTCCCGTTAGTCCATCTGTGTAATCCACAATATTCCTTTTTCCTCTTCTATCACTCAAAAAAGCAAAATAAGCACTAAGCACATTATCAACAGCAACGCCTACTTCTGCTGAACTGCCTCTCCACCTAAAACCAATTTGATTACTTGCTGTGCCCGATGGTAGAGTAGTTCCGTTATACGCTATACCCGCTGTGTTAATACGTAAGCAGTCCGTAATATATGCTCGTAGAGTATTACCTACATTTAAATTGAGTTGAGCGGGAGCACCGACAGATGTAGTTCCAGTAGTAGCGTTCTGTAAAAGGGCATATTTAGTTCCGTCCCTTGCGTAATTTATATTCTGTATTCCCGCAAAACCCGAAAGACCAGTTCCTAAATCACCGAATACCCATCCTTGTGTAGCACTTCCAATAAAACTTGCTTTATCACTTAATTTCACTTCATTACTACTGGTTGCGGTTGCTCCATTACCAATAGCGACCGAATTCGTATAAGTGCTTGTTGTAGCAGCATCGCCAATAGCAATACTTTCTGTTCCAAAGGCATCTGCTTCATATCCAATTGCTATTGACCTTTGTGCTATATTTGTATTTGCCCCATTACCAATAGCAACCGAATTAGCACCAGCAGAACGACTTATATTACCAATTGAAATTGACGATGAACCACACGTGCTCTCTCCCGCCCTTTTTCCAATACAGATGGATTGATTACCTTGATTGATTTTTCCCGCATCTATACCAATTGCTACACAATCAGTCCCTTGATTTGTTTCTGCCGCTCTATAACCGATTGCTACACTATCTCGTAATTGAGTTGTTTTTCCCGCACTATTTCCTATTGCGATAGACCTTTCCCGCTGGTCTGTTAATCCAGCGTCAGTTCCTAAATGAATATTTGTGTTTTCAACTCTCAAATCGGGTAATGTTTCTAAACCTTGTCCTATTGGAAATTCCAAAAAATTCGCTCTTAAATAACTCTTTGTAATCTCGTCTTCATCTAAAAAATACGCTGGGTTAAAAATTGATACATCGTAAATCGGTGGGTCATACTCTGCCATTTATATTAATATGAGATAATTATTTACTGATTTTTTAGTGCTTCAATTTCCATTTTAAGTTCTTGGACTGCTTTGACTAAAACAGCAATTATAGGTCTATCAAGCAAACCTCTATATCTTGGTGTGTCTGTAAATTGAAGATTTCCACTCGCATCTAAAATCGGTTTTCCTTCTTTATCTTTTTCCCATTCATATTCATATTTCTTACCATCTACCGCTTCGGGTATAATATCTTCTACATCTTGGGCGATAAAACCAAGTTCTTTTCGTTTGTCTGTTCCTTCTATCCAATTGTAATACGATGGTTTTAATTTCATTATTTTATCAATACTGGGTTCATCATAGGTTTCAATATTTTCTTTCAATCGTCTATCACTTGATACTGATAATTGTCCGCTCGTCCCGATAGTAGATACATTACCAGCGGTAGTATAACCAGTTATATATACTTCTCCAAGAACACTTCTTAAATGGACTGATACTCCACTACCAAGATATGCTCGTCCAGTTGAAGTAATCCAAAGTCCTTCAAATCCCGCTTGTGATGATGGGACACTTGTAGGTTCTGCTGTAAAATCACTTACTCTAATGTTGAAATCGCCATAGTTTCCAATAGTTAAACCATTATTATACCTATACATCTTAACAGCATTACCGAAAGAAATTAAACTTTTGTTTGTGGAATTCACTAAATTAAGTCGTCCTTCCATTTGATACGCCGTATTATTCGTCCCTATTCTTAATTGATTTGATGACGAACAAGTAGTTCCATTACCAATAGCGACCGAATTCGTATAAGTTGATGTTGAGGCATTATGTCCCACAGAAACGCTATTTGTTCCAGTCGCTCTTGCTGCGTTTCCAATCGCAACACTATTCGCCCCTAAATTTCCGCCACTATATCCCGCATATGAACCAATAGCAACCGAATTCGCCCCTTGACTATTTTGCCCCGCTTGAATACCAATAGCAACCGCTCCGCTTGATTGATTATCATTTCCAGCATAGTTTCCTAATGCTACTGATGAATTACCTTGCGAAACACTACCAGCAAAATCTCCTATCGCCACTCCACGAACAGATTGATTATTTTTTCCCGCACTATTTCCAATTGATATAGCAAAATCTCCTTGTGTATTTAATCCAGCGTCAGTTCCTAAATGAATATTTGTGTTTTCAACTCTCAAATCGGGTAATGTTTCTAAATCTTGTCCTACTGGAAATTGTAAATAATTAGCATTTAAATAACTCTTCGTAATCCCATCTTCAACTATAAAATACGCTGGGTTAAAAATTGATACATCATATATCGGTGGGTCATACTCTGCCATTTATATTAATATGAGATAATTATTTACCAGTTTTTTTATCTACCTATATATATAGATATATGTCGCTTCCAAATCCTTATGAAAAACTACCAGCGAAATATAAAACGACTGCTGATAATCCCCGACTTGATAAACACAACATAGAACTTCATTTTAGAATGCTCGTTTCTGCTCCTTCGGGTTCGGGTAAAACATCTTTCGTATATAATTTACTCCATATTATGGACGGAACTTTTGATAAAGTCTTTGTAATCACAGCAAATAAAGATGAACCATTATACAACCATTTAGTAGATAAATCAAAGGGTCGCATCATCATTAGCGAAGGTATTAGCAGTATCCCCGATATGGACGAATTTAAGAAAGACTACCAATATTTAGTGGTCTTTGATGACCTTGTGAATAAAAAAAACCAATCTCCTATTATCAACTATTTTATCCGTTGTCGTAAGAAGAATTGCTCCGCCATTTATATAACACAATCTTATTATGATGTGCCTACCATCATTCGTAAGAATGTTAATTACGCCGTGTTCCTAAAATTGGGAGGGATTAAAGAATTGAAGATGATTATGAGGGATTATAGTCTTGATGATATTAACCAGTTGAAGAATATGTTTGAGTATGCGACGAATGATAAGTTCCAAGTGCTTATTATAGACAAGGAAAGTCAAGACCCTAAACGCAAGTTCCGTAAGAACTATTTGGAGTATCTTGACCCAGCGGATTTTGCTTCTCCAAAATAGATATAATTTTTTGTAGTCATATATATATGCCTACAAACAAAGAAAAGTTTAATAAGTTCTTTGGATTTCCATTAGATACATCACATTCTATTAAAGAATTAGCAGATACTTCGGGTATTCCTTTAAGAATTTTGAAACAAGTTGAAAAACGAGGAGCGGGAGCATATGAAACAAACCCCGAGAGTGTTAGACTTTTGGGTTCATTCAAGAAAGACCCAACAGTAAAAGATATGAGTAAGAAATTATCCCAAGAAATGTGGGCGATTGCTCGGGTATATGGGTTTATTATGTTGAACCCGAAACAGATTGATAAAGGAAAACCCGACAGAGATTTATTTGAAAAAGTATTGGAAAATGATGAGAAGTAATTTTAAACAAAATATTAAGAACCCATACACAAATCAAATTGTATGTTTGTTGTTTGTGTTATTAGTTCTAAAAAGTAATGATTACAATCGGGATTGAAGTCTTGGCGTATCAGTTCGTTAAACACATATCTATATGTGATTTTATCCCCTTTTATCTCATAGAACTCCGTTGGTTTATACTCTTCTTCGTCCCAACAACAGCAATAACGAGTGTGGGATAAAAATATGTGCTTCTCTTCCGTCAATAGGTCATCTAACATAGGGAGGAAATCGCCGTCTATAATGAACCTTGCGTCGGGGAATAACACATACAATTCCAATTCATTACGCTTTGCTTGTGCGTCTTCCATATCGCCGTGTGCTTCAAGATACTCTATGTCCCTTTTCATAGTATTTAATAACAAATTCTCCATACAGTTATACTTGTTATGTATTTATATCATCTTGATATAAATATATTTGACGTATATTACGTAGGGTTGGACGCTTGTTTTACCAACCAATCAGTATGTTTTTTTGTTTTGATATGAGTGCTTTTAGTATGATTATTATAAACACCTCCACACCCGCAAGTATGTTTTGTTTTTCGCCATTCAAGTTGCTTTCCACAATTTCTTAATTCTTTTATTCTTGTTGCTGTCTTCCTTTTATAAAGTCTTCTTTTCTCACGCCATTCTTCCCCTTTCTTTACAATATCTTCAATACTATCCATCTTACTATTATATGTTCTTATCTTTTTAAATCAATTTTATATAAATACATTTTACGTATAGTTCGTATAGTATGCGGACGTTTTACTCCTAACATTTTCAAAATTTTTTTTTTCAAAATTTTTTTTTTTTTTTTTATGAAAACAGAAAATACTATACGAACTATACGTAGTATGCGATATATATATTAACATTATTTACTAATATATATATTTGTTATGATAATAGGTAAGAGAATGTAAAAAAAACTAATAAAAAGTGTTTTTCTATTTTTCCTATACCCTACGACAACCCTACGTAATAAGACTGATGTAAAAAATATACCCTACGACAATTTTACTACAACAGCATAATCAGTAAGGTATTAATCACTATCACTATCATTTCCTTCTTCCAAATGAGATGTTATTAAACACTCACCATTATTATTACTAATAATACCTTCTTTTTCTAAAAATTCAATCATTTTAATACTATCAAGAACATAACAAATAACCTTACTCCTTTTCTTAATAATAAACTTGTAAGGTATTTCACATTCTAACTCATTATCGCCGTCCCAAATATAGGTTCTCAAATGTGTTCCAAAGAGAGTGTTGTTCCAGTCAGCAGATTTGTAATTCCAATCACTTCTAAACCTCTTAAAGCAGTCGTAAAATTCACCCGCAGAGAATACGGAATGTTTTGTATCAGTAATCGTAGAACAACGCCCGTTGTATCCCGCTCCATAATGGAAATATTGATTATTGAGATATTCAAAGAAGCGAACCAAAGGAGGAATAGAATATTCTTGGAGAGTATTATAATACTTGGTTTTAACACGAGTGTTAATCCAGTCTTTCTTTTCAACATTTCTATTTAATAGAAACTGGAAGAAAGGAGCAATAAAGGATTTTCCAACATATTCTCCGTATTTATCCTTACCATATATGTATTCATATTTTTCATCAAAATACTCTTTATTATTACATATAGCGTTGTTTGCTTCTGTCGCAGTCAATCGTCGGTCGCCACTTTCAACTGAAAATGAGATAGTATTGTTAGTCAGTAGCACATAATTAGTGTAATCCTTTTCCTTACGCATCTTCTCATTCTTCTCGTTGATTACATTCACTACATTTGTGATGAGAGATTTAAACTTTTCCTTATTGGAAATGCTCTCTTTGATTTCAAACTCATTTAATACAACGAGCAACTTACACGATAATAGGGCGTTGAAATTTTCTAATTGATTAAGACCTTGAATATTCAAGTAATATTTTGACCCGAGCATTTCATTCCCGAACCAATCAAAGAAACTATCTTTTCCCGCACCTTGTAAGGACTTGAAGATACAAGCAATATTGTTTTTCCTTGCTGGGAATTGGATTTTGAACGCCAACATATCAAGGAAATATTCGTAAAACTCGGGACAACCACATAAATCTTTAATGTGTTGAAGAAGAATACCAATCCCTTCGTCATTATCCTCTGCTTCACGTCTATTATTTCCCATTTTCAACCAATCCAAATAATAGTTCATCGCATTAAACCCCCGAAATTGATTATAAATGTTGTCGGGTGTCGTATCTTCCAAACAATATGGTCTAAAATCAACTCGTTCGTATTCTAATAATTCGGTGTCTTTTCTCCAATCCTTAATAAACTCTCTTTCTTCTGTTTTCCAAGTGCCTTCACCTTCGTCTTCGTCTTTTGGCGGGATATACTCATATTTCGTCCAAAACAAGTTTTCATATAGCGTATTAGTTTCTGCGGGTGTTCGCCAAACTAATTCTTCTTGTCCGTCAATATCAACAACTTCGCAAAATGATACGGGATTACGCACTTTGAAATTTGTTTCTTCAAAAGCGGTTTTGAGGTCGCTGTAAGACGAAGTGAGGTTTAAATCGTTAATATCAAAAATGGCGTTGAACTTTTCAGCGTTGTCCTTTTTCGCCCATTTCTTAATTTTGTCCCACGATTTATTTTTATCAACCTTTTTTACTTTGAAGACTTCCATAGTGTTCCATTTTTCCAGTAGTGTTTCAAGGTCATAATTGGGATAAAACATTTCTCCGTTTTCGTCTTTTAACTGCGAGAAGTGTTTGAAACAATCCTTTCCTTCTTTTTCATTCTTCTTGTTAATAAAATGATTTTTCAACATACAACCCATCTCAAACCACGAATTATAATTTGCTACTCTTTGTTTATCAAAACACTCACACATACGGATAAAAACCTTGCCCGATTGAGAACTAATTTCGTCTAATTCATCTTGGACTTCTTCAATCTTGTCTTCAATCGTCTTTTTGATTTCCTCCTTCTTCTTATTGACCCGAGTTTTAGTATCATTTTTCAATTTGTAATAAACCACTCCATTATCGTCAAAATATTTTACGATTTTATCTGTGATTGTTCCCAGTTCTCCGTCAATATGAATATCATAGGAATATATTTCATTTGTTTCGTGATGTTTATATTTTGTTGGGTAAGACACGAGCATACCACCATCACTACGGAAATCAATCTTGAACTCATCTTTCTCGTGTGCGTCGTTAGAACACGAATGACTAAAACGTTTATCGTATTTAAATAAAATGTGAAAACCCTTCTTGGTTTTTTGTGTGAAAAATTTAGCACACTCGGGGTTGTGTGTTATAAAAGCGTCATACGCTACTTGTGTATCAAAATCAATACCGATATAACCAGCATCTTTTCCAGTAATAATATAGAAAGAACTATGGTCGTTTCCGTAGTTGTCTTTTCCAATATGGGTTTTATAATTCTTGCTGTTGATATGCTTCCATCTTCCAGTTCCTAATATTTTTTTCAAAATACCATCGTCGTCAAGGTAGGTTTTAATTTTATAACCTCCAAAACCAATAAGAGAGTGTTTCTCTAAATGTTCGGTGAAAATCTGCGGTTGCGTTTTTGGGAGTTCTATTAGACAAGGCATCTATATATATACAATAGATTATAATTTCATCTTTAAATCAATTTTATAAATAATTGATTTAAAAAATACGGATTTAGAACATTTTTTCCTAAATATTCTCCTCCTTCTTTTTTGCCCCTAAACCTCTTCCATCGGGAATAATCTTCTTGATTTTGATATTGTGTTTGTGAAGTAAAAAAGTATTCACCACACCATCGTCAAGTGTATCCATAAGTTCTTTGATACGAACTATGGTGTGTAGATTACTCTTAAATGTTGTTTGTGTTTGTTCGTCTATTTCGTATTGTTTCTTAATAAGACCGTTAAGACGGCACATTTTCATTTTCTTTGCTTTTTCGGCATTATTGCGATAATATTCGTTCATATAATTCTTGTTGTATTGACGAGTATGTTCTTTTCGCTCTTCGGCAGTCTTCTTTTGTTTGGTTTCTTCCATTATGCTATATATATACATAGGATAATATTTATATCATTTTTACTAAATAATTAATGTTTAAACAAATTATAATATTGAACTACGAGACATAGAAGCGAGAGAGTTCCTTTGCTTTACATTAAAATCTCCTTTAATATAGTGTTTAAAATCATCACTTTTGTTGCTTCTAATATGTAATTTCATTTTCAAGTTTGATGTGCGACAATCTCCGTTTGTAGAAAATCCACACGAACATATTGCGAGTTTATTTCTCTCTCGTCTTTCACGAACATATTTGCGTCCCATTATCTATTATTGTGTTTTATGTTATTCAAATATTTCTAAAAAGACCTTTCAATTTTATAGCACTATTTTCGTTCTTTCATTAGCGTCGCTAATATTACCAAGTCCTTCAACTTCTATTGGAGTTCTCTTTGACGGGTCTTTGCTTCTAAAAAAGTGCTTCAATACCCATTCGTTTTTAAGATGGTGATTGCTCTCGGTTAAATCTTCAAAGTGGTCTGTGAAGTTCATAGCGTCTGTATGAAGGTCTCTACTTCTTCCCTCATATGAGTTGATGTAATGACCGAAAGCGAGGCAGAACCAACCACAAGCGTTATTCAAACTTCCTTGAATTTGTTTTTTGGAATGTGGTATTTTAAAACCCACAAACTCATCTATATCTGTTGGAGGTGCGACACCATAAGGGTCAAGATATACGCCCTCAACCTTACCATTCTTATATTTATTCACTTGGAAGCACGTGTAATGAGTGCCGTCGTTCTTTGTTCCATCGGGGTCATACTCGTCCTCTAAATTAATAATATAGAACCTATTGTATTTCAATTTCATATCTTTCAACTGCGACTTGAAGACTGGGGGTTCAAGCGGTATATCCATTCTCTTTGCTAAATCCATTAGTTCTA